CAGGCAATATGAAATTAAGTATGGGGTGTTCGTACTGCCAGTTCAAGCAATCATGTTGGCCTGGTCTAAGGGCCTTCAAATATTCAACAGGTCCAAGATTTTTAGCGGTGGTGGAAAATGAACCAAAGGTCCAGGAAATCAAAGTACAGGAAGTCGCGTAGCATGTATAGATCCGGCTTGGAAAAAACATTTGCAACAGTAGTTCCCAAAGGAGCATTTGAATATGAACCTTTTGATGTGCCCTACGTTGTTTATCGTAAGTACAAGCCTGATTTTGTACACACCAGCGGCATAATGATTGAGTGTAAAGGATATTTTAGAGCAGGGGATACACTTAAGTACAAATCCATCAGGGACACAGTTGAAGCTGAACTGATATTTGTACTGAGTGATCCCAATAAAAAAGTAAGAAAAGGCTCTAAGATGACTATGGCTCAATGGTGTGATAAGGAGAAGTTCAAATATTTCTCCGTTAGTGAGGTGGAGGAATTGATGAAATATGTACACTCTAGATGAATTGCGCGAAAAAGTTTTACAACGGTTTGAAGTTGATGATATACTAATGTTACTGGATATAAATGCAGAAGAGTTAGTGGATCGCTTTGAAGATAAATTTATTGACCGACAAGATAAAATACAAAAAGAAATGGAGGATTTAGAGTCATGAAAACAACAGCAAAAAGCATGGTAATGAAACCGGAGTTTCGTTCCAGAGTAGTTAAGGATAAAACCAAGTACGACAGAAACAAACCTGTTGATGATGCTGATATACCCTTAACTGGGGACGATGAGCCAGTTGATAGTGACCTTATACCGGACAAGTATCAGAACGGATATTGGGAGTAGACTATGAAATTTCATAATAAACTTGCATTAGGAATTATAATTGTAGCTGGTTGCGTATGGTACATTTCCTTACTAGACTATAGTAGTAAAGTCTTATGAGTATAGACAATGCTACACCTCAAGAGTGGGACAAAGCATTTCGAGGACCGGATAAAAAAGAGGATTGTTTAATGTCTGCACAATCAACTAAAACTATTACTGGATCTTTATATCATCCTTCCGACAGCTTGTTGGACAACACTATGTTTCCAAAGGAAAACCAGGAAGACAATGTAAATCATCCACCACATTACAATAAGGGTGGACTTGAAGCTATTGAGTACATAAAACAACAACTAGGTGACGGGTTTTCAGATTACCTTGAGGGCAATGTAACTAAGTACCTCCATAGGTATAAATATAAAAACGGTGTTGAGGATCTTAAGAAGGCCGAATGGTACTTAAAAAAACTAATTGAGGAGAATACATTTAACTATGGATAGCTATCAACAGTACATTCACAAGAGCCGTTACGCCCGTTATATACCTACTGAAACCCGTAGGGAAACATGGGACGAAACGATAGACAGGTACATGGGTTTCTGGAAAAAAAGAGGAGTTAAATTTAAAACAGGGGAAGCGGAAGAGTTAAGAAAAGCTATTTATGATATGGACGTAATGCCTTCCATGAGGGCTTTAATGACTGCTGGTGATGCGTTGGATCGTGACAATGTAGCAGGGTTTAATTGTTCCTACATTACCATAGATAGCCCTAGAGCCTTTGACGAGATGATGTACATACTAATGTGTGGCACAGGAGTAGGGTTTAGTGTGGAACGTCAGTACATTAATAAACTGCCTGAAGTAGCGGAGGATTTCCATGACACCGACACTATCATACACGTTGCAGACTCAAAAATTGGATGGGCGAAATCGTACAGAGAACTGGTGTCGTTGTTGTATTCAGGTCAATTACCCAAATGGGACATCAGTGGAATTAGACCTTCGGGCTCCCCACTTAAAACATTTGGAGGCAGAGCGTCTGGCCCTGAACCACTTGTTGACTTGTTCAAATTTACAGTTAGCGTCTTTAAAAACTCTGCTGGCAGAAAACTTAACTCCCTTGAATGCCACGATCTTTGCTGTAAAATTGCACAAGTTGTCGTTGTCGGAGGAGTCAGGAGATCAGCCCTTATCAGTTTAAGTAATTTAACTGACGATAGAATCCGTAGAGCTAAACATGGACAGTGGTGGGTCGATGAACCACAAAGAGGTTTATCTAATAACTCAGCCTGTTATACTGAAAAGCCCGATTTTGGTGCATTTTTAAATGAATGGGGGAGTTTGTATGAATCAAGAGCAGGAGAGCGTGGAATCTTTAGCCGTGTGGCAAGCCAGAAGCAAGCTGCAAGAAATGGTCGAAGAGATGCTGAATGGGATTTCGGGACTAATCCCTGTTCAGAAATTATCCTCAGACCCAATCAGTTTTGTAACTTATCCGAAGTCGTTGTTAGGGAAGGAGATACATTTCAAAGTCTCAAACAAAAAGTACGTTATGCAACTATCCTTGGAACTCTCCAAGCAACCCTTACAGACTTTAGATACTTAAGAAAAGTATGGCAAAACAATACTCAGGAAGAAGCACTATTAGGAGTGTCCTTAACTGGTATTCTTGATAGCTCTTTAATGAACTTAAAAAATAAAAACTTACCTACGGTGCTGCAAGCATTAAAGGATGAAGCTATTGAAACTAACAAAGCATGGTCTAAACGTCTAGGTATTGCACAGTCAGCGGCTATAACCTGTGTTAAGCCCAGTGGTACTGTATCCCAGTTAGTAGATAGTGCTAGTGGTATTCATCCACGTTATAGTCAGTATTACATCAGGAGAGTCAGGGCTGACATGAGAGATCCTTTGTGTAACGTCCTGGAGGACGCTGGAGTGCCTTCTGAGGTGGATGTAACGTCACCCTCTACCAAGGTATTTAGTTTCCCTAAAAAGTCCCCTAAGGACGCTGTGTTGGCTTCTGAGCAAAAAGGAATGGACCAGTTAGAACTATGGTCTATTTATCAGGAGCATTGGTGTGAACACAAACCTAGCATTACTGTGTACTACAGGGACGATGAGTTCTTAGGTATAGGAGATTGGGTGTTTAATAACTTTGATACTGTCTCAGGTATTTCCTTTTTACCTTATTCAGATCATACCTATGAGCAAGCACCTTATGAACAAATAACCAAGGAGCAGTACACTAAGATGACTAAGGGATTTCCTACTGAATTTAAGTGGGACATAACTGAAGAAACTGATACTACTGAAGGAGCACAGACATTAGCCTGTGTTGGAGGAGCTTGTGAGCTATAGCGATAAAGTTTTAGATCATTATGATAACCCTAGAAACGTAGGTAAACTTGATGAGAAGGACAAAACTGTAGGCACTGGCATGGTTGGAGCACCTGCCTGTGGTGATGTAATGAAACTACAGATTAAGGTGAATGACGAGGGGGTAATAGAGGATGCCAAGTTTAAAACTTATGGCTGTGGTTCCGCTATTGCCTCCAGTTCATTATTAACGGAATGGGTCAAAGGTAAAAAACTCAGTGAAGCAGAGGACATTAAAAACTCTGAGATTGCAAAAGAGCTTTCTTTACCACCCGTTAAAATTCATTGTAGTGTATTAGCTGAAGACGCTATTAAGGCGGCTGTGGCTGATCTCAGGAGGAAACAAGATGTCACTTAAGCAAATCACTGGCGGTAAGCCCTGCTTTAAGGAGGAAGTCATAGAAAACATAACCCAGACCTGTATGTACCAACTGGACAGGCATAGGCTGAACATCCAGGTACTAACGGAAAACGCCAGTGGTACAGCGGATCAGCCGTCAGTAGTGGAGTCAGTGGAAGCTGAAGTTAAACAAATGGCTAAACTTATGGGTGTTATGGGAGCTATTAGTTATTTGAATAACGGAGGTATTATAGAGTTTGAACCTGAGTAGTTACTGTTGTTCTTCTGATCGAGGATTATTCACTGCTCCTAGTGTTAATCCTCCTCCTGCTGCTGCTCCAACATTCCGTAGACGTTCTTTTTCTAGGTCTACTGCTTCCTTAGAAGGTTTAACAGAGACATATTCGTTTAATACTTTTTCAAACTTATCCTTAAATTGTTTATAAACTTCATCATTATCAGTTGATATTTTTCCTGTAGCTTTAGCGGTTGTATACTGACCTTTAGCAGCGTCTCTTGTTTTTTTAGGTAAATTTAAA